AAGTGGGTGGAAATGCTGCTGTACGTCTCCGAAGGCGCGGTAGACATTCCCATCAATAAGATCAAGGTAGGCGAAACTCCGCTGATCTCCCTCGGCTCGGATGCTCAGGTAGCGATCTACGAGCCAGGCGCCGACCTATCTGCCGATACCGCCTCGATGCTGTGGTTTAACGCGAAGGAAGTCGGCGCGAGCAGCAGCGGTACGTCGGGGTTGGAATTGACCGTATCGACCAACATCACCCCGTCAGCAACGGCCTCGGCCTATCAGTTCAACGGAAATACGATTGCAATTCCGGCCGGCGCCGGCAGCTTCCCGACAGACTGGGAGTCGGGCCTGGTTATCCGTGCGCTCGCCCCGTACACGTACACCGTGGTCGACGGCGGGCCGGGTCGCGACATCGTGCAGGGTCCGCTGGAAATGCTCGCCCCGGTGCCCGGCATGCTCATCGAAGTGGCTGGCGCCAACGCGGGCGCATACGTCGTCAACAGCTTCACGCCGTATGCGCCAGCCGTGCCTCCGACCGCGGGTACCGCTTCGACGATTCTCGGCTCGAGCATTCCGGCGCGCTATGACTTCGACGTGACGCCGCTGTCGGTCACTGTGACGCTGGGCGGCACGCCGTATGCGGTCAACCTGACAACGGCAACGACCAACCTTGCCGGCCTGGTATCGGCATTCAACACGGCCAAGGGTTCGGCGCCATTCATTGCCAGCGCTTCATCTGGCCGTCTGCTGATCACTCAGTTCGGCACCTTTGGCGGCGAGAGCATGGTTGCCACCGGCGGCGCCGATATCCTCGGCAGCAGTCCGACCAATACCACCGGCACGCCAGCCAGTGCCGGCACGCCAGAAGTGCCGGCGCAAATGACCTTGGACTACGACGGCGGCGCACCGGTTAACGGATTGGCGCTGGGTTCTGGCCTGGCCACCATCGGTCCGCGCGGCCTGCGCTACCGGATCACGGCGTTTAGCCCCTCGATCATGACGGTTGACCGGCTCACTGCGTCGGGCTCGGTTGATGCCGGATGGATCGGATTCGACGCGATGGAAACCGTAAACGGCATGGTCAGCCTTGATCCGTCCAGCCTGGAAGGCGGCTATCGCGGGCCATACTCATGCTCACCAGAGGCGGAAAAGGTAATACGCATCGAGTGGACCGTGACTTACAACAATGGACTGATCGGTCTAGGCCGAAAAGGTGATGAATACGCGATCTACTCGCAGCATCAGTTCGAGTATCGCGACATGGATGTTGCCGGGGCGTGGACCGTGATCACTAAATCGGTCACGGGGCATTCGCGGGATGCGCAAGGCTTCACCTTTTGGACAGATCTTCCGTACCCGATGCGGCCGGAATGCCAAATCAAGCGTCTGCCAAAGGGTGGTGGCGCCAACAGCGCCGAGTGGATCGATAGCCCAGCCTGGGAAAGCTTGCGCGGCCTGCGTCAGACACGACCGACCAGCTACCCGGGCATGACCGTCATGTCCGTCAAGATTCGCGGCGGTGACCGGTTGTCTGCGCAAGCGGAAAGCCAGATCAACGGGGAGGCGACCCGCGTGCTGCCGGTTCGCTCAGGCGGGGTTTGGCAGCCTCCGGTAGCAACTCGCGGCATCGTGCCCTGGTGCCTCAACGTGCTGAAGTCGCTTGGCTATGAAGATGGCGACATCGACCTGGCCGAATGGGATCGGCTGGACCTGGTATTCAATGCCGCCGGCCAGTATTACGACGAGACCATCGACGACAGCAGCACCGCCAAGGACCGCCTCAACGATGCGCTGGCCTGCGGCTTTGCCGAGCTGACCATCAAGAACGGCTTGGTCAGCCTGGTGCGGGACGAGCCGCGGGCGATATTTGATATCACCTACGGCCCGAAGACGCAGACCTACTCCCCACAGAACATGACCAAGAAGCTCAGCATCGCCGGGCCGTTGACCTCGCTCAACGACTTTGACGGCGTAGATGTCGAGTATTACTCGAACATCACCTGGGCTTGGGAAACGGTGCCATGCCGCTGGCCGGGCGATGCCGGCAACAAGGTCGAGAAGGTCAAACTGCCGGGCGTGAGCGACAGGAACCGGGCCTATCAGTTCGGCATGCGCCGTCGCGGTCACCAGAAGTTCCGCCAAGACACCTACAACTGGGAAACCGAACTGGCCGGCATGAACTCGGGTTACCTGAGCTTCTGCGCGGTGGCCAGCGATACTCCCGGGCAATGCCAGAGCGCCGAGCTTGTCAGCGTTACGGCTGTTACCGGCGGCTTCCTGCTGGAGTCGTCAGAGCCGATCGACTGGTCAGTACCTGAGATCTACAAAGTCGGCATCAGTCGTGCTGATGGCTCTCTCTCGGGTCCCTACCAAGGGACGCAAATCGACGAGTACCACGTCCAGGTCGCCGATATCGACTTCGTACCCGACACCAGCATGAGCGGAAACATGTCGCTGCCTCAGTTGCTGATCGGGCCTGTTTCGAAGTGGGCCTACCCGGTCCTCGTCACGCGCTCCGACCCATCCAACGGCAACGTCGCACTCAAGGGCATGCCCTATGACGCCCGCGTTTACACCTACGACAGCGCCACGGCGCCATAAGGACGGCACATGATCCAATACCCGGAAGGCCTGCCGTATCCGCTGCGCGACGGCTACGACATGAACACGACAGACCCGGCCGCCCACACCCCTTTGGCGAACGGCAACATCATATCGCGCCGTAGGTTCAGCAATGTTCCGACCTTTCCGTCAGTCACTTGGGAAATGGACGACGGCCAGGCCCAGCTTTTCATGGCTTGGCACAAGTACATCCTGAACGAAGGTGTTGAGTGGTTTGACTGCCCGCTGAAGACGCCGATCGGCATTGACACCTATCAAGCCAAATTCAAAGACATGTACAGCGGGCCAACGCTGGTTGGGATTTCCCGCTGGCGCTTCAGGGCCGTCCTGCAGCTGCTCAAGCGCCCAGTCATCGATAAAGACTGGTTGATCTACGCCCCCGAATACGTCCTGTACTCGAACATCGTCGACATCGCGGCCAACCGCGAATGGCCGGAGGCATGACCGTGGACGCACAAAAAACCAATTCGCCCATCGGGCTACGCATGCCTGGAGTTAACGCATGACCATACACGCCACGTTCAACCCGATCGGCAGTACCAACCCGAAAGACCTGATCGACAACGCGCAGAACATCGATTACCTGATCCTGGGCCCGCTGCTCAGCTACCCGGATCGGAGAGGCGTCAACCGCCTTTCGTGGGCCGGCATCGAGGCGTCGTTTGCGGCAGCCCAGGCTCAGCGAAACGCTGACTTCAACGCAGCCCAAGCTCAGCGCGCAGCCGACTACGCCGCATCCGAGGCGAACCGGGGCTACGAAGCCCCGGTGCCGTATACCAACGGCATCGCCCTGACTCGCGTGACTCAGCTCGTTCAGTACAACTCCGAACTGTACAAGGCGAAAGCCGGCACCCTGCCGTGGACGACAACTGGAGTTTGGGCGACCGATTCGGCAAAGCTGGTTTCGGTTGGCGATGCGGCGCTACGACAAGAGCTGGCCACTCCTGCCGGAGCGGGAAAGGTCGGATGGGCGCGAAGCGTTTTAACCGAGGCGATCAACGACGGCGGCGACGTATTCAACTCGCGTAACATCGACGTGCGCGAGGCTGAGTTCTATGCCTTGATCGTGAAGTCGAACCCGGCAGATCCTGCGACTTGGGATTGGTCAGCCGCGGCTCAAGCTGCTATCGACAAAGCGGAAACCCTGGGCCTTGTCGCGGTCATGGCGAACACGGATATGCGACTTACCGCCCCCCTGCAAATGGGCAACAAGTCGCGCTTGTACCTGCCAGCGGCCTGCACCTTAATAAAAGACTTTGAGGGTATCGACACCTGGACCGGGACCATCAAAAATAAGGGTGACGCCGTCGGCAAGAGCGACATCCTGATCTATGGTCATGGCGCCATCAAGTCTGCGACCACCGGCGGAACCTACGGTGGTCGAGTCGGAAAGCACATTGTTTTCTTCAACTGCGACAACATTCGCATCCTCAATATCCGCATCCTAAACACGTACAACGACTGGACGACAAAGTTTCAGAACTGCTCTAACGTGCTGATTGACGGTATCGCTATTGACGTCGGATCGACGGCGGTACTTACCGATGGCATCCACTTCAAGGGCAAGAGCAGCAAAATCGTCATTGCGAATTGCCGAATCAAAACCGGTGATGATTGCATTGCATTTACGCAGGAAGTGGCGGTTGTCGACGATCTTGGTGATATCGAGGACGTCGTCGTAACGAACTGCTCGCTTGATACCGGGCAATCCAGCCTGATCAAGATTCATATTCGGCCGGAGACGACTACCAGGGTGCGTCGAGTGAATATCTCGAACATCGTCGGCAAGGTTGGGCGTATCAATGCGGGAGGTTTCGCGTTCTACTTCACGGACGACGGCCTGACCAAGCGAGTGGCTGACATTAAGGTGTCGAACATTACCGGTCAGTGCGTAGAGAACGGCGACTATTGCGCGCGGATTGTTGGTTGCCGTGATATCCAGATCGACAACTTCACGGCTTACGATGCTTTGCGCGGGTTCTTGATCGAGGATTCCCAATACATCACCATCAACAATCCGAGAATCCATCCGTTGCGCGGCACCGGTGGTCAGGTTTCGTCAGGAATAATCCTGCAAAACGTCGACTGGTTCGAGATCAGCAACCCTCGGGTATCTGGAACTGGCCAGCATGGCGTGCAGCTCGGGGCGGCTGGCAAGCCTGCCAGATACGGCTCTGTAACAGGAGGAACGTTGTATGGATGCACGTCCACTGGTTTGCGACTCACTAACGCAGAAGGCGTAACAGTCGGCGACATTACCTGTTACGGCAGCAACAACGGAATCGTTGAGGACGCAGGCAGCGATAACAATCGGATCATAAACAACGACGTTCGAGGAAATACGACGCTGGCACTGTCGACAGCTGGCGCAGCTACTCGAATCGACCACAACATCGGTTTTGTCGGCGCCTCACAGGGATCATCAACCATTGCATCGGGGTCTACGTCAGTTGTTGTTACACATGGCCTTTCAGGTACTCCAAGCCTTAACGGAATCAAGCCGCACCTTATAAACAGCGGCGGTAACGCTATGAAGTTTTGGATTAGCGCCAACACATCAACGACGTTCACGATCAACGTTAACGTTGACCCGGGGGCAACAACTGCCATATTCGGGTGGACTGCAAAACTTACCGCCGAGAACTAAAAGTAGCGC